ACAATCAGTCTACTTCCAATGTAGCTGTTAAGTCTGACATACCGGAGGCTTTATTGCAGATAACAGATAGAATAGTTCGGCGGGCAGAATGAAGCTAGAGGTCTTGAACAAGCAGTATAATGAGTTATTGAATGAGGCCAAGAAAGCCAATTCTGTCCAGGAATGTGTCAGGGAGTTATGCAAGAAGGACTTATTCTTTCTGATGACCAAGGTTCTTGGCAGGGAGGACATGGAGAGGCAATGGCTTCTGGACAGATGCACAGAAGTCCAGCAGACTCCCAATGGATGTCTTGATTTATGGTTCAGAGAGGCCGGCAAGAGTTCCATTATTACCTTTGGATTGACCATACAGGACATTCTTAACGACCCGAACATAACCGTTGGTATCTTTTCTTACAACAGGCCTACAGCCAAAGCGTTTTTGTGGCAGATCAAGAGGGAATTTGAGTCCAATGATGGACTTAAGTCTCTATTTCCTGAAGTATTATGGGCCAATCCTAATGCAGAGGCCCCACGATGGTCATTAGCAAGTAATACTCCAGTGTTAACAACGCATGGATGGAAAAACCATGGAGATTTAAAAATTGGAGATAAAATATATGGTGCAGACGGTAATGTAATTACTGTTATTGGCAATTCTGGGCCAATGGAAAACGTCAAATGCTATAAGGTAATTTTTGATGATACAGAGATTATAGCGTCTGGAGAACATTTATGGCCGGTAGAATATAAAAAATATACTTGTAGTAAATGGGATGATTCTACAATTAAAATTTTGCAAACTACTGAACTTAAAGCAAAAACAAAACAAATGAGGATGCTTCCAACGCCAGAAATAAATATCAATCAAAATCATGATTTATTAATAGACCCATATATTCTTGGATTATGGCTTGGCGACGGAACTTCCGGAACAAATATAATTTCAATGCACAGGGATGACGAAAATGAATTATTAAAATCATTTAGTGATCTTGGTTATGAATATTACATATACAGAAAAAAGCCAGAAGATAATTTTTCTATGTATGGGATAAGAGGATTAAAAGAAAAATTAAGTATATTGGGTTGTTTGAAAAATAAATATATACCGGATGATTACTTATATTCTTCTATTGAAAATAGACGTTCCTTATTGCAGGGGCTAATGGACTCTGATGGGCATTGCAAGAAATCTCATGGAATGTGTATATTTACAAATACAAATAAAGCCATCGCAGAAGGTGTGTTTTTTCTTGCTACTTCACTTGGATTTAGGCCATCTCATATTTCATGCTTCCCCAAATATAGAGGCAAAAAAGAATCACATCAAATTTATTTTGTTGGCGTTAAATCATTAAGACCATTTAGATTGCAAAGAAAACTGGATAATTGCAAAGACAAAAGAATTATGGTTGGACGATATTTTAAGAAAATCGAAGAAGTTGAGTCTGTAATAGTGAACTGTATCAAAGTCGACTCAAAGGATAATCTATATCTTGCTGGCAAGAATATGGTTCCTACACATAATTCTATGGATGAGGGCATTATCGTCAAGAGGACGTCTAATACCAGAGAAGCAACCGTAGAGGCATGGGGATTGGTTGATGGCCAGCCCACAGGAAGGCATTTCAAGCTACTTATCTATGATGATGTGGTCACTATTGACTCTGTAAACACGCCTGAGATGTGCCAAAAGACCACCAGGGCATGGGAGATGTCAAGAAACCTTGGATGTGAAGGCGGGGCATCCAGATATATTGGGACCAGATACTCTTTTAATGACACCTATGGGGAGATGCTACGGAGAGGAGTAGTAGTTCCACGTATCTATCCTGTATATGACGAGAACAACAATCCGGTTTTACTTACAGCCGAAAGAATTGAGCAGAAGAGGAAGGAATTTGGCCCATATGTATTTTCTTCACAGATGCTCCAACAGCCCGTAGCAGATGAGGCCCAGAATTTCCATGAATCATGGATAAAAACCTGGCCAGCAGACAATTTAGACAACCTGAATATCTATATCCTTGTAGACCCTGCCTCTAAAAAGAAGAAGAATTCTGACTATACAGCCATGTTTGTAGTAGGGTTAGGAATGGACAAGAACTACTATATCATTGATATGGTAAGAGATAGACTTAACCTCACAGAAAGAACACAGATGCTGTTCTATCTGCACAAATTGTATTCACCAAAGGCAGTAGGATATGAAGAATATGGAATGCAGTCTGATATAGAGCATCTTGGATATGTCATGGAGAAGGAAAACTACAGATTCCCTGTGTTCCCACTTGGAGGCGTTGTATCCAAGGTGGATAGGATAAGGGCCTTGGTTCCATTATTCGAACAGGGTCGCGTCTATCTTCCACAGGTCTGCATAAGAACCGGAACCAACGGCAAGACAGTTGATTTAACCAAGGTATTCATAGAGGAAGAATATAAAACATTCCCTGTTGGCGTTCATGATGACATGATGGATGCCCTGGCAAGAATACTTGACCATGGGAAGAAGGGATTATTTGCAGTATTCCCAGATAAACCTGTCCAGAAACAAATCAACAGGATCCCATCTATCCATGATATGGCCAGAATGGAATTAGAACAAATATGGGAAGATATTAAACAGGAGGAATCTATATGGTAGAGATTGCAGTAATAGGATTTTTGACAGCTATAGTCATAGCGCAGCTGTTCCTAATCAATAAATTAGTTGACAAGCTTTTAAAAAAGGAAAATTATACGGTCAATCATGTATATGAGTCAGTCCAAACAGATGACGAAGGTGGAATACCTGTATGAATAAAGACATATTTAAAAGCGATGACTCATTAAAGTTAGCTATTGATGGATTCTTTGATGATCGTCTTGACCCGGCTAGGGCCATGATGGAACAGGTCATCGCAAGGAATCTTTTGTATTACATGGGAGAACAGTATATTGAGTATGTTGTCTCTACGGGACAGTTCAGAAAACGCCAAGATGCACAGCTTCTACCTACTCCAGTATCAAATGAAATACGTGAATATGTAAGAAGTGTAGTCTCCATGCTGATGAACCAGAAAATGGTTCCCAGAATATGGCCAAATACAGATGAGAAAGAAGATATACAGGCCGCCGATATTGGCCAGGCCTTACTGAATTATCTTGATTATGACAATGATGCCAGCTTCTTTGATGAGAAAGAGAAGACGATTATTCTTCTTTGCTTATCAGGAACTACATTCATGCGTACTTATGCAGATTCTGATAGTGGTATAGCCATTCCAGATGGAGGAAGAATTGGCGGGGTGGCCACGGAGTCTATCCTTCCTTTTAATGTAAGACTTGACCCTCTTGGAGATACATTAAGACAGAAACGATGGATTGGTATTCAATCACTCAAAGACAAGGAATGGGTTGAAGATACATTCAAGACAAAGATAGAACATGATAATGCAAATTCTACAACTATAGACTATCAAAGATATATCAGTAAACTGGTTCAATCTGTCAGTCCTTGGAAGGGAAGACAGCTTACAGGTGTCTATTTTGGCCTTGAAGATGATGACTCGGTATTATTCAGGGAAGTTGAATTTAAACCCACTACAGAGCATCCTAACGGCTTATACGTGGTAATCTGCGGCAATAAGGTCATCTACAAGAAAGATAGAATGCTGATCAAGGTTCGTGATGGAGCATGGCATTATTCTCTTACAGACTTCCATTATAATAGAGTTCCTGGAAGATTCTGGTCTGACCCGGGAGTTAATGATCTTATCTCTCCACAGAACATCATCAATGAGATTGATCAAGCATTGGCTATCAATAGAATGGGTATAGGGAAACCAAAGATATTAAGTCCTGGTGATGTTGGCTTGAAGAAGATAGGAATTGGCGGGCATGGTTTTATTGCCTTGTCTTATAATCCTATTATGGGACAGAAACCTGAATTCAAAGAAGGGACATCTCTTGCCCCTCAAGTTCTCGAGGAAAGAAAGTTTCAGAAGATGCAGATGCAAGATGCCGCAGGAGACCCCAAGAATGTATTGAGGGGACAGCAACCATCTGCAAATGCTTCCGGTGTCCTTACAGAAGGCATGAGAGAGGCTGCTGAAAGAGGAAGATACCCTGACATTGAAAGATTCAACCGTGCCCTTGCAAGGGTCTATAAGAAAAGACTCCTTATTGCACG